CGGATCATGGGACGGCCTTTCTCCAAAAGAAAAGCGACGTGCCGGGGCACGTCGCTCAAAGGGCAGGGACTGGATGCTGCCGCGGCTCAGCTCATTGCAGGCAGCATTTCTTGAACTTCTTGCCGCTGCCGCAGGGGCAGGGATCATTGCGGCCGGTCTTGCCGGTGACGACGCCCTCGAAGGGATCGTCGCCCCGGGGCATCAGCGACGACACCACCTTCAGCCCCTGATCTGCTTGCCGCGCCAGAAACTCGGGCGAGAAGCAGTACCACGACGACAGTTCGGCAACGGTATCGGTGATCAGCTGGTTGCTGGGCATCTGGGTGAACCAGCCCGGATGCCCGGTGGACATCGTCTTGCCGAGAAACTCGGTGAAATCCTCGTAGCGGGCATAATCGGAGGTGATCAGCCCGCTGTCGAAGACCGCGCGCACCGCGGTTTCCATCTTCGTCAACCCAAGTGCCGCGATGCACTCCGCCCAGGGCCACCAGATCTCCTCGCCCGTCACCGTCGTGGTCAGATCGAAGAACTCCGTCAGAAACGCTTCGATCTGCGGCCGCAGGCCCGGGGTCTCAAGCGCCAGGATCACCAGCGTGTCGAACATCTCGCCGCGGACGTAAATGTCGCTCGCATCGTCGAGGAGGACCTCGAAGATCGGTTGCAGATCGCCATCGAAGACCCCGGCCATGACACGCGCCGAGGCTTCGGTGATCGAATCCCCCAAAAGCGCCTCCAGAAAATCCGGCTCGCGCCGCAAGAGCCGCGCCAAGGGCCGATAGGCGCGGGGCTCGCGCCATTCAGCGAGCAGAAAGAAGACAAAGATGAACGCGTCCATGCCGTCGAGGTCGCGCGTGCGCGCCTGCTGCAGCCGGTCGATGTAGTCGAGAAACACCGGCACCATGGCCTCGCGCTCTTGTCGCGCGGCCTCGATCGCCGCGCGCGGCAAAGGCCCCTGGCGCTCGAATGTGGCCATGATTTCGGCGGGTGTCATCGGCAGCTCCTCTGGATCGGGACTCAGCTGGAGGAATATCGCCAAATTCTATCCGCCTCCACCGCTCGATGCGCTTCAATAGCTGGTGACGGTGTTCACAAGGACGGCGGTGCACATGCGCGCGGGGCTGGTTGCCTTCGCCGCCCGCCACTCGAAGCTCGCCTGAATGCCCTGCGGGCCGGGGATTTCGATGCGAGGCCGCGGCAGATAAACGGCATGGGCGGTGAAGGTGAAGCTCGCGTTTGCGCCAAGGCTCCAGGCGAATTCAAGCTCGCAGGGCGTGCCGTCAATGGCCTGGGTTACCAGCGTGCTGTCGGCAAAACGCACCTCGATCTTTCCGGTCAGCGCCGCCATGCCGGGATCCGCGCCCTCGATCTTGCCATCGTTGCGGATCGTCTCGATCCGGTCGAGGCCGTTGGCATAGGTGACCTCGGCCGAAACGACATTGCCAAGCGCCGCCCCGTTGCGTTTGACCGCGCCGTTGAAATGACCAAACCGTTGCAGCGCGAGCGAGGTCGGCGTGCCCGCGGCGGTGACCGTGTCGATGGCCTCGCCCTGCGCGATCAGCCGCGCGGTGGCGGTGAGCAGCCCGGATCGGCTCATCTGCCAGCTCAGCTGATCGACCATGCAGCCGGTGTACATCGCGTAGCGAGGCACTTCGGGCATCGCCACTTCGATCGCCATCGAGGGCAGGGTCCAGTTCCCCGACTGAAACGTGTGGGTCTTGGGCGTGGTGCCGGTGGTCGTCGGGGCCCCGAAGGTGCCCTTCAGCCAAAGACCGAAGTTCTCGACGTCGATCGGCACCACGACATCGCCATCGGCGGTCAGCGCATCCTTGACCGGCGCCGTCGGATCACGCCCCTGGCCCAGAAGCTCCGAGGCAATCAGCGGCTGTTCGGAGCCGAGCGAAGTGCTGGCGAAGGGCACCGTGCGAAATCCCGTGGCCGGGGCGGTGCCGTAGACGGATTCGAACGCAAGCGCCATCTGCGCCCGCGCCCCTTGGGCTCGTGCCATTTTTCTCTCCTTGAGGTCAGGGGTTCAGCCGAGCGGATCGGCGGTGGTGTAGTGCAGAACGACCGTGATCACCGCCGCCTTCAGCGCCGCCGCCCCCTCGACAGGCAGATCGACCGGGCTCGGAGCCTCGGGTTCGACCCAGTCGCACAGGCCGCCGAGCGTCCGGTCGGCGGCGAGCGCCGCGCCGATGGCGGCGATCAGATCGTCAAAGGCGCTGGCCCGACCGGGGCCCGCCTGCACGACGACCTCCAGCTCGGCGCGGTGCTGGTAATGATAGCGCAGCGGCGACAGCGTCACCTCGGGCTCCCCGGGTGTGCCATCGCGCAGGATGATCAGCCCGGCCGCAGGGATCCGTTCGGGCAGTACCTCGTCGCGCAGGGTGAGGGCGGAAAGCGGCGAGAGCCGCGCGTGCAGCGCGGTGAGGGCGAGTTCGCGGGTGGTGGGCATTTGTTCATTCAAGACTGAAAGCTTTGCTGAGGTGAACTTGGAGTCCTTCTTGCGACTTCGTTGGAAAGCAGCGAAAGTAAGTTCAATCTGCCTTCCGCCACTCGATAAGTTTGAGCAGAGCATGACGAATTCACGCCTGAGACACCACCCAGCCAATCAAGCAATACGGCTTCGTAATGTGGTATGTGCTTACTGCGGATGCAAATTAAACGCTCAGAACTCCACCAAGGAGCATGTAGTGGGGCGCAGATTTGTTCCAAAGGGCAAGCTAAACGGCCATTGGAACTTGATCTTGAACGCTTGTGGCCCTTGTAACAACCGCAAGGCCGATCTTGAAAACGATATATCAGCGATAACACTCCAGCCGGAGCATGGTGAGGTGCATCCTGCCTATGACGACGCTTCCGTAGAAGAAGCGCGACGCAAGGCTGAGAGCGCTATTAGCCGCCGCACGAAGAAGCCGGTAAAGGACAGTCACGAGAATATGAAACTCAATTTGCCTTTTGGCAAAAATCGGGAAATCAACTTCGACTTCATATCACCTCCGCAGATTGATGAAAGCCGCGCATTTGAGTTGGCTCGCCTTCAACTGTCCGGTTTCTTCAATTGGATCACATACCAACAGGATGAAGAACGCGGCTATTGGTGGACGGGAGGCTACTACCCGCTGATGATGGTGAGGCGTGCCGATTACGGCAACAAGATACTGGTAGATTTTGCCGATACTGTTCTGAACTGGGAGCCGCGCGTACTTGGACATACGGCAGAGGGCTTTTACAGTGTCTGCATCCGACGGCACCCCGACGCTGAATGCTGGTCTTGGGCGATTGAATGGAATGGTTCCGCGCGCTTGGTCGGTTTTCTTGGTGATGGCGCAGTAGCCAAGGCGATTACAGAAACTCTGGGGCCGTTACGGATGGATCAAATAGACTTAGGCAACGGTGACTTTGTCCGGTTTCGTACAGAGGTTTCTCTTGCGCCCGAAGATGACAGGCTTTTTGAGCCATGGGATTCCTAACTGGTTGACTTCCATTTCCCCTAAGTGGTCATCCATAGCTATCTATTAAAGACTTCAAAGCAGTTGGACCTCCACCCACCCCGCCACAATCCGCCCCTCCACCCCATCCATCACCCGCTCGGCCTCCCGCGCCAGATCCAGCCGTTTTTGCAGCCTGACCTGCGGCACGAGCAAGAACACCGGCACCGTCGTCAGCCCGCGGCCGGTCTTCGCGTGGGAGGCCACGGCGCGTCCCTTGCTGTTCAACCGTCCCTCGGCCACCAACAGGCTCGGGCCGCGGCGGCGATAGATGAACCGCAGGCGCAACCCGGTGCGGCGTTCCCATTCACCGGGGGTGATGCGCCCGCCGCGGGTGGATTTGCCTGCGGCCGGGGTGGGGATGGCGAGCCAGAAGCCGTCTTTCGAGCGGATCAGCGGCCCCGTGTCATGCGCGCCGACGATCACCGGGGCGTTCGACCATACGAGCGCCGCCGCATTCAGGCTCTCGCCGCCCTTCGGATAGGTCGCAAGCCGGATCGAATTGCCAAGCCTTGTGCCGAGCCCCGCTTGCACGATCTGGCCGCGCCAGGCGGATTTCAGGCGGGCGCCCGCGTCGTGCATCGCCGCGCTCACCGCCTTTTCGCCCGCGCGGATTTCCTCCTGCATCAGGGCGACCAGATCGGGGCGGAGCTCGAGTTTCAGCTTCATCGGGCCCCCTCCGGCCGCAGGTTCAGCGTCCAGATCAGCCGTTCGCGGTCGCGCAGCGGCTCGCCCTGGATCACGAACCGCTCGGCGCCGATGACGATCAGATCGCCCGGACGCGGCGCGGGCAGGTCGGCCACCCGCACGTCCACCACGGTCGTGTCGCTGACAAACCGCCCCGCGCCAAACTCGGTGATCCGGTCGGGCGCACGGGCGATGACCCTGATCTGGCGCTCCTCCACAGTGGCTACCGCGATCCAGAGCGCGGGCGTCGCAAGGGCAGGGTGCTCAAAAAGCCGATACACGGCGGCGGCAAAGACGGTCATGGCGCGATGAAGCCCTGCGCATTCACATAGACCTGCGCGCCGGTGGTGATGCAGGCGACGTTCAACGCCGTGTTGGCCGTCGTGCGCAGCGGATCGGCGAACTGGTGGCTTTCCGAAAGCGTCATCGAAGTGCCAAGATGCCCGCGCCAGATCACCGTCGAGCCATCCTTCAGCACGACTTCCGTTGCCACCGTCCCCGCGTTCTTCAGCTGCAGCGCGGTCACGAACCGCCGCAGCCCGGCCCCGGCCGCAGCGCCCAGAACCACATCAGTTGTGTTGGTGATCCCGCCCGCCGCGGCGGCAGAACTCCATTCCAGTTCGGGGATCTGCCAGGGGCGCACCACCTGCACGCCCTGCACCGTGGTGATCAGATCGGCCACATCGCCGCTGGCGACGCTCGCATAAGCCGCCGTCACCGCGCGGGCGGCGACGATCACCGGGGCCGTCGAGCCGCGCGCGCCGTCATGGGCGACAGGCCCCACCGCCGTTGCCGTCACCACCGATCCCGCGACCGTGCGCGCGGCAATCGCCTGTCCCTCGACGATCTGGCCGCGCCCGGCGGTGATTTCCGCGGTAAGCTCGGCATAGTCCTGGCAGTTGATGAAGGACATCTGCAGGCTGACCGCGGTCGGCGCAGCGGCGAGCGCAACCCGGCCCGAGCCTGTGATGTAGGATCCACCGAAGACCGTGCTTTGCAATTCGATCTGGTTCGCGTCGATCACCGTCACGGTGAAGTTGCCGCGCGGCTCCGCCCCGGCATTCGTCACCCCGTTCAGATATTCGAGCCAGACGAGGTTGCCGGTGGAAAGCCCGTGCGCGGTGACGGTGAGCCGGATCACCCCGCCCGTGCCCGCAACCGCCCCGGTCACCGCCTTCCAAGCGCCATGGTTCAGGCTGCGCAGCCGCAGCTTGTAAAGCGCCGAAGGGTCGGGGATCTGCTGGTGGCGAACATAGGAATTGGCCCGTCCCGAGGTCGCATCGAGCGCACGGGAATGCACAT